TTTCTGAACGTTGTCCAGTTCGCTGCCACGAGTGTTCACCTGCGCATCACGGACTTCCGCCTTCAGCTTCTCCACCTCCTGAATGTATTTCCGTCTGTCGGTATACATCCTGAATCCTCCGTAGGTGATGATAACCGTAAGGATACCACAGACCAGCTTCATGTATTCAAGTGTATCCATCTTATTCCTCCTTAACTTAGAGTAGGTCCCATCCTGCCTGTACGTCTTCCATCACTGCCGGAGTGCCGTTTTCCACTTGTGACATGGCAGCTGCAAAGACACACATGGTTCCCCTGTCGTTCACATCAGGAACATAATTGGAAGGTACCTGCATTTCCCTGCATACCCGGCTGATATAGCCCGAGGTATTGTTTTCTACAGATGGTGCCCAGCGGTTGATGAAGTCCGATATCGTGCGGCATCCGTTCAATTTCCGATAGTTCTGCAATAGCTTGATCATGGCACGGTAACCGTAAGCCATCGTCTTGAATTGTTTAAAACTACGGTCGGTAGAGGGAACAATCTCCCCTTGCCACACGGTCTTACTGTTCCGGATGTTACCGGGATTATTATTTCTCAGTCCCCTTGTCATCATCTTCCTGTTCAGCTTCAGGTTTCTCAGCTTCAGTCTTTGCTGTTTCTGTCTCTGCTTCCTTAGTTTCTTTCGGCTCTTTGGGAGTTTCCACTTTCTTGATCTTAGCAAGTTCGCGACTTACCAGATCATCAGCGCGTTCCTTGTCTACTTCCAGCTCTGTTCCTGTCGGATACATGGTCTTGTGGTCGAACTTGTCCTGAAACTCCTCCAGGACAATCACCATTACTTTTTCTTTCTTTGCCATCGTCCGTTCTCCTTATCCTTCAACAGTTGGTTTGAACTCACCGTCAGTACGCCAGTCGAGTGCGATAAATTCCTCACCGAAGCCAATTTGCGTATCTGCCTTCATCAGCATCTTAAAGAAATAAAGCTCGCTGGCATTCGCCCATTTGTCAATTTGAATCACGTTTTCGTCGTTCTGCAGATTGACGGCGGCGAACAGATTGCCATTCATGCCACTGTCACAAATGGTGGCTACCATCAAGCCTTCCGGCCATTGCGTCAACACTTCAAACGGAATGCCCTTGTAACGTTCCTGATTGATATCCGTAGGAGCCGCACCTTTATTTGCAAGTTGCGTCAGTTCGTCATCATACGTGTCAAAGTCCGTCACGCTCATCAGAATGCGCAGGTTGGGATTATTGCGCATGGTCACCGGAATCACTGTACGCAGTTCTTTAAGACGTTGCAGCATCGTAGTTCCTACACTTTTTACCTTCACGATATCCGCATCTTTGGCAGCCTGTGTCAGGATACCGTCCATCAGGAGCGCATCGTCCGAACCGTCTTCGTATGTACCATTAATGTATTGGTAACCCAGTTCGTGTCCTACCTGTTTCAGCAGTTCCTGTAACAGGGTATTCTGCACATTGCCGGGCAACTGGCGGAACACCAAGTCTCCCGAAGGCTGGAACGGACGCCAGATATGTTCGAACGCGCGGGGATTGAAGAGCGTAAATGCCATCATATCCTTAGGTGTCAGTTTCTTTTCACTATAAGCAAAGTCCCCCTTACTGTCAGCTTTCGTAGGGTCTTCCTTTCGTTTTTGCAACATCTTTCCCGCCTTAACGCGTGGAATGCTGATTGCGCTGTTCACTCCGGGGATAACCATAATCAGTCCCCTGCTGACCAACTCATTGCCCGTAGTGGCAAGGGTCAGTACATTTTCCAGCACTTCGCCGGAATAGTTGGTAGTATTCAATCCTTGAATTGCCATTGTCCTTGTAAGTTATTAGTTGTTAGTATTTAACCTTTTGTCTCCCACGTATTTGCGGGGCACTGCCGGCACTGCGTACGCTGCTCCCGACATTCTTGCCAAAGTAGGACGAACCGCCCAATTTGGCATTCTTTGGATTTTTAATCGGTATCATATCTTTGCGTATTACAGGTTATTTCCGGATGTTCTCACGTATTTCCTTCTGACGTTTTTCCCAAGGACTTTCACCGGCTTGCGGTCCCTGGTTCTCAAACTTGTCTTTCAGCAGTTTCTTAGGCTTCATAGCCTTTAGTGCAGTCAAACCGTTTTTGAAATCAGCCTTCAGAAGGTTCTTATAGGTATCTTTCTGATCGGCACCAATGCGCCCGTCTGTTACAGCATCCGTTACGGCTGTCTCGATCCGTTCCTCTTCCTGCCGGCTGAGTTGTTCTTTCAGTTCACCGTTCTCCTTTTCCAGGTCATCGGCCTTGTCCGCTTTTTGGGCAGTATCGCCAAGCATGGACATCACTGCCGCTTCGTCCGCGCAGTTAGCAAAGCGGGGAATCTTTTTAAAGTCTTCCAATTTCATTTTATCAGGGTTTTGTGGCTGTTGCTCCAGCTCCAGCCGGTTAGTAAATATGCGGTATATGTCATCCGTGGTACTCTCTTCGGGTACAGCTTCCACATCGTAGATAGCGTCAATGAGTCCGAGGGAGAGGGCTTCGTCCGCCTTCAGCCAGTGGTCGGTACCATCGAAATAGGCGTTTTTCACTTCTTCCTTATCCCTGCCGCAACGTCCGGCAATAATTTCGGCAATGGTATCCTCTAGGCTTTCGATAGTAGAGATCATGTCCTGAAGATCCTTTTTGTTACCGTAACACCCACCACTGACATTATGCAGCATCATGCGGGAATAACGGCTCATTTCCACCCGTTTTCCGCACAGGGCAATGACTCCCGCAATGCTGGCGGCAATACCGTCTATGTAGATAGTGACGTTACTCTTGCATTGCCGGATAGCGTTGAAAATGGCTATACCGGGATAAACATCACCGCCAATGGAATTGATCCGGATATTCAGGTTCTCATAACTGCCGTCCATGTACATCACTTCGTTCACGATGTCACGGCTGGCTATCTTGCCGTCACCGCCTTCGTCACTGATTTCTCCGTAGAGCAGCAGACTGGCAGTCTTTTCATTCAGTATGGATTTAAAAAGAATCATATTTCAGCATTTAGGATATAGTGCCGGCAGCGATGCAATGTGCGTCTCCGGCTTTGAATCTGTCACAAACTTATAGTGACAGGGGCAACCGTACAAAAAAGTGTGTAACGCTTGCGGGCAAGTATGCAGGCGCTGTGGCATTGTCTGTAACCTCTTTGCGCTTTTTTCCTGTTCACCTCCGGGATAATGACCTTTGTGTAAATTCTAACGACTTATCATCATGGCAGATTTGACCACACAACAGAAAAAGGGTTATGCCCGCACATTATATCTGAAAGATAACCTGACACAACAGGAGATCGCGGACAAAGTAGGTGTATCACGCAACACCATCAACCGCTGGATAGCAGCGGAGAAATGGGAGGAAATGAAAGTAGGCATGACACTTACCCGAGAACAGCAGGTTGCCAGCCTGCACCGGCAAGTAGCGGAGATCAACCGTGTGATCAGTGAGCGTGAAGAGGGAAAGCGTTATGCCAATGCCGCCGAAGCCGACACACTGAACAAGTTGGCGACAGCTATTAAGAAGATGGAAACAGATGTAGGTGTTGCCGACATTATCAGTGTAGGTATGAAATTCATCAACTGGCTGCGACCGTTCGATCTGGATAAGAGCAAGGAGTTTCTTCGATTGTGGGACGCTTTTATAAAGGATAGTTTATGACACAGACGCAAAAAGACCGTGATGCGCTTAGGGAATGGGCAGTCTTCTATGAATCCGGACTTCGCCGCCAAAATTCCGACGTCAATCTGACGCAGGCGCAGATTGCCAAGGACCGTGCCCGTCTGGAAGCTGATCCGATAGAATGGATCAGCTTCTTTTTCCCCGAGTACTGCAAGTTTGAATTTGCAGAGTTCCAGATAAAGGCTATCCGACGTTGCATCAAACACGAGGAATGGTTCGAAGTATTGTCATGGGCACGGGGACTGGCGAAAAGTACGACGGTGATGTTTATCGTCATGTACCTTGCGCTTACGAAAAAGAAGTGCAACGTGATGATGGCTTCCGCCACACAGGACAGTGCTGTCCGGTTGCTCGATCCTTATAAGAAACAGTTTGAAGAGAATGCCCTGATACGTGCTTATTATGGTGTGCAGGTGAATCTCGGCAACTGGTGTGCCGAGGAGTTTGTCACCAAATGCGGTTGTTCATTCCGTGCTGTCGGTGCCGGAAACGCTCCTCGTGGCAGCCGCAACGGCGCTGTCCGTCCGGATGTGCTGCTGGTAGATGACTTCGATACGGATGAAGGCTGCCGGAATCCGGACACGATAGACAAGAACTGGACATGGTGGGAAAAAGCACTGTACGGGACACGTGACACGGCGGTAAAAACACTGATTGTTTTCTGTGGAAATATCATTGCCCGTGACTGCTGCGTGGTACGTGCCGGACACATGGCTGATCATTGGGACGTAGTGAACATCCGTGATGAAAAAGGATACAGTACCTGGCCGTCTAAAAATACAGAAGAAAGTATTGATATCGCTCTGTCTAAAATCAGTACTGCCGCCCAGCAGACGGAATACTTCAACAACCCGGTAACAGAAGGCGAAGTATTTAAGGAGATCACTTACGGCAAAGTACCTGACCTCAAGAAGTTCCAGTTCCTGGTCATTTACGGCGACCCGGCACCCGGCGAGAACAAGAGCAAGAACAGCAGTACGAAAAGCTGTATCCTGATGGGGATGATCGGTCCGAAACTCTATATCATCAAGCCCTGCCTAGACCGCGGGCTGAATGCGGAGTTCATCGACTGGTATGTACAGCTGCTGGAGTATGTAGGCGGCAAGGTGCCTGTGTATTGCTACATGGAGAACAATAAACTGCAGGACCCTTTCTTCCAGCAGGTATTCAAGCCTTTGGTGGGTAAGGTACGCCGTGAAAGGAATATCCAATTATACATCCAGCCCGACGAAGCAAGAAAGACCGACAAGGCTACCCGTATCGAAGCCAACCTGGAACCTTTAAACCGGGAAGGAAACCTTATCCTCAACGAAGCTGAAAGAAACAACCCGCACATGAAACGTCTGGACGACCAGTTCAGACTGTTCACCCTGCGGCTGAAATTTCCCGCCGACGGTCCCGACTGCGTGGAAGGCGGTTACTGCATCATCAAAAAGAAGATTCAACAACTGGTACCGGTGACTGTGATACATCGTAATGACCGCCGGAACCCCAAACGATTATAGCCATGAGTAAATTTATAACTCCGCAAGATTACGATGCCAGCATCCATCGCGAAATACTGGATGCCCTGACCCGTAATGATAACGCCATCATTGAGATATGCGAGGACCGCGCCATTTCTGAAATGCGCGGATATCTCAGTACACGATATGACGCTGACGCCATATTCAAGACCGAAGGCGCGGCCCGCAATGAGCTTGTACTGATGATGGCGGTAGATATCGCTGTATATCACTTGTTCAGTATCCACAACCCTCAAAAAATGTCGCAGATACGCAAGGATCGCTACGATCGTGCAATGGAATGGCTGAAACAGGTGGCAACATTTAAAATAACGATAGACGGCGCACCGAAGCTCTCGGAAGAAGAGCAGAAAAAGAACAGCCCCTGGCTGATGAGTAGTAACCCTAAACGTACCAATCATTTATGAATATATTAGACAGGTTTCCGGTATTCCGGAACAAAGCCGCAAAAAGTAAACGCATCACCGAAGGGAGTAACGTAACCCGTCCCGGAGCAACAGTGATACTGACACAGCCACAACGTTTCGGAATAGGTCTGGGGGACTATATGCAGGCTATCCGCAGTGCTGAAAACGTAGATTTCACACGACGTGTCAGGCTGTATGACATCTATAGCGAAAGCCTGATGGACCCGCATCTGTTCAGCGTGGTACAAAAACGGAAAAGCGGAGTACTAAGCAGGAAGATTGAATTTCGCCGTAACGGCATAC